ACAAAGTACATTCTCTTACGAATGCCTATGTATCTATTAAGACGATGAAATCCCATAGGAATACCATTGTTCCTACCATTTAGACCATTGTCTACTTCTTTCTTAAGTGCGTCAAAACTCATATATCCACTGATCTTTTTGTTTGTGCGTTAGGTATTTCCACTCCTGTTTTAATCATCTCTATAAACGGCTCAAAACTTCTCTGTACAAGATAGGTGAGACTATTCTGTAAGAAGCTAAGCTTATTATCACCACTTCGTAAAGAAGCTTCCTTCTTTAGATATACATCTAGATTAGTAGCATCAACGATGTCTTGTGCAACATACTCCCCTTCAGCAAGAATCTTATTGAATTTGATTCTACAATCTTCTCTAGCTCTCTTCAACGCTCTTGATCCAGGAAACTTCTTTCCTTTGTGCTCAAAGTTATCTGTAGATGGAAATGCATTCCACCAGCTTTCAAAGTCTGATGATTTTTGCTTCAGTTTTTTCATAGGCTGTTTAACTTCTGAATCAGCAAATGTTAACAACTCTCTTCCTAGCTGAGTAACTTCTTGTGTTACATCAGAGACAAGACCTTTCCTGATCAAAGACTGATAGAGGCCAGCTATTTTCATACTTCCATCTGTTAATGGTTGCATGTCAACATTGGCCTCTACAAGCTTCAATAAGAAAATGTGATCTAGACTATAGGATTGTTTGAGAAGTTGTTCAAAATGGGAGGGTGTCACATTGAACTTCATTGTTCTTCTCTGTGGTTACGATGATTTTTGCAGGTTTTATTTTCTCATACTCGTGGTTTGCTTGTTCCACTTCTTCTCTCAGCTGCAATCGTATGATAGCAGCTTCTCTAACGTGTTCGTGTTCGTAATCTTCGTTCGTGTTCATCGTTTTCTATCATGTTTAATTATAAATTCTACTAATGCAATTAATGATGCAGTGCTAAACAAAAAATAGATCAGAAGAAAACTGGCCATGACTCAAAGTGTTAGAAGTCCAAAGTTTTTATCAAAAAACTCGTATGTTTCGCGAGCCTTTGCACCGTTGAATCTAAAAACTTTTTTTAATATTCCAAGGGCATAACTTTTGAATATTTCCTTTTGCTTCTTAGTCAGTTTCCATTCTTTCTTCCATTCTGTTTCTGTAACAGTGTTAGCCATCGTCTTACCAATAATATTGAATTGATATTCCAGAAGATGTTCTGAAACATTTGCTCTACTTATTGGAGGATGTGGGACATGTGTGAACTTTAGAAGCCTCACTTGGTTCTTAAACTCATCAACATCCCAAACGTCAATCATTGCATTGTCCTTGAGCGGCATCAACTTAATCACATCTGGCTTAGAGTATATCACTACATGCACTACACCATACAGATCGAAGTATCTGCTTCCTCTTGTTATTGGAATTTTCATTGATCTTAAATGTACAGGAATAAAGTTAACAGGAGGTAGTGTTTCTATTTGTGTGTAAGATTTTTCTTCTTCCATAATTAAAATAAAGAAATTTGATTAGCTATTCTTTCTACTTTCCGCTTTTTACCTTTTGTAACAATCTTCAACACAAGACTTTCAGCCTTATCAATGTAATACTGATAATTGATATTCATTGATTTGACATCTGTGTTTGCAGGAAGATTATTCACCACCTTGCATAACCAATCACCAGCCTCTACTTGTGAACTGTTTGGTGCAGTTGACTGTGAATCTTGGTTCTTGATTTTCAATAGTTTCTCACCATCGCTACCACTTGTTACATAGTAACGAATGAGCTTATTGTAAATGGATGGCTCCATTCCTTTTCTATATCCCTCATAATGAAAATCACTGGTTGATTTCTGTCTTATACAAAAATCAAAAGGATTTCTATGAAGAATAATACTTTCAGAAATAGGAACACCACTAACAAAGTAAGACTCAAGAGCAAGAGGGACAATTCTGGCGGATTTGTTTTTATGAAGTTCAAAATCCGTGAGAAAATCCCCTTTCTTTTTAATTTCTCCATCTGTTTTGATTGCTATGTAGTCATTAACTGTTGAGAATATAATCTTTTTGTAATCAGCTCTCTCAAGCTCATATCCTGTAATCTTACACCACCAGTCATTAATCTTATTCATCTCAGCGAGTTTGCTTTTATGAATATGGATTGTAACACCGTCAGTATTTGCTGATATCACACGTATGTCTTTAGTTTCATACGCTTCAATAAGCATCATCAAGGACAATTCTCCTGTGATGGTTGTAAACATAGTTAGTTGTCTATCATATATCCAACTATTCATGTCACTAGATTTACCATACACAGAGTTTACAGCAAGCTTCAACGCACCAACAATACCTTTAATCTTCTTATCATTCTTTGCAAAGGGCTTTAGTTCAAGACGTTTCTCATACATCTTTTTATAGCCTGTAAGGAACTCTTTACCTAAATGATATGGATACTGCTTATTGTTGATGATAATGGCAGGATAGTAGCTAGAAACGTCCCAGTCAATGATTAGATGATCTTCATCCTCCTCAAAAACTTCTGGTTTGTTTTCTGTGTGCAATCCACCTTTCATGAACGAATACACGTTGTCATAGAAGTGTATATGTTCCTTGAAATCATCTGTGAGCTCCAGACGCATCTTCTTAATCTTCTTAAGAAACTCTGTGAGTTGGACAGTCTTGAACTGTACATACGGAGCTATGCACTGGCTAATGAAGATATATTTTCTAAAGTGACCTTTTCTAGGAAGTGTTTTGATATCAATCTTCTTCTCTTCAGAATAGTATTTCTTGATGATCTCATCACCAATTTTACTATCTGAATAGTTTATACATGGAATATCAAACTCTTTTTCTATATCAAGTCTTAGCTGTATCTGATCATTACCCTTGTACAACGGATGATCTGTTTCACCTATGGTCACCTTGTAAAACTCATAAGTGGCCATAACATCATTCTTACAATACTGACGTGTGAGCTTTCTATCTTCTAGAGTCATTCCCACTTTTGTGTGGTGAATTGGCATCTCTTCAATGTTCTCAAGATCCATTTCAAACTCTAGTCTCTTCAAACTAACACGCCTGTTCTTATTGTCAAAGTGATGTATCTTGAACAAATCAATCTGCTTGAGTGTAAGATCTTCTTCACGATATTCAGCAAACACATCATAATTAGCATCATGAATAACATCCTGCGCTTTCTGAGCAATCATACCTGCTACTTCTAGATTAGATTTTTCTCCCCAGTCATGACACTTTCTCAAGATCCATTCAACTACCTGGCTATCAAATCTTAGATTGTTGTAACCCACCCAATAGAAGTCTTTATACCTCTCTGAGAACTCCACAAACCTATCTAGATCGTATTTGCTTTTGCTCACCTCAAACTCATGATATGTGTTCTCGTGAGGAATATAAATCCCCACGAGAAACATTTCTTTTAGAGTTTCTATGTCATAGATTAAGACATTCATTAACTACCACATCTATGGTTGTATGTAACACCTGTAAACTCAATTCTCAAAACTTCTGAATTATATCTAGTAGGATTGAAGAATTCATCCACTGTAGAATCAATTGCAGACAGGCTAGATTTCAGCTTATCTGTCATTCTCTTCTTGAGTCTATTGATGGACTTACGTTCTAATTCTTCAAATGGAAGAAGCTCATCACCAAATCTAGCAATCATGTGTTTTACATACTCATAGGTTCCTACCTTGATGTAACCAACTACAAGAGGATCTGGAGAAGCGTCATCATACCAAATACAAATCTTATCAAAGAATTTCAGTCTTTCAGCCATAGCAATTTCTCTCAATACATCTCTTGGGATGGTAGACTTGTCATATTTCTTGTAATCAACCACTTCTGGACAAAGGATTGCAAATACACGCTCTGCTTTAGCGTTCATGTGGATGTATGGAGAAGGATTCTTATCACTCTCTTCTCCTGACTTTGGTGTAATCAGTTTCAACTGACCTTCCATACCAAGTTCTTCAGCAAGCTGTTTCCACTCTTCTGTTACTTCTACAGAACCAACCATCTCTTCTAGTTCAGGTTCTAAATAAATTTCTACTGCCATAATTTTAGTTTTTTGTGAAATACAATTTTAATTCTTCGATTCTTCTTTTTTTTAATCCTTTTAACACTCTTCCTCTTGATGTCGTAAAATGCATAAATTCTTTTTGAATTCTAGGATCATTAGGATTTGTGTTTATCATTCTTAAAAGTTTTGACTTTTTAAAATTTCCATATCCAACATTGTACAAAAGACTAATTAATGCAGATTTTTGATTCTGATTAAGTTTAGTTTCTACTAAGTTTTCTAACTGTCTTCTTGTTTGATTTACATGAAAATTATAAAGCTCATTCATTCTATTCCTACTGATTTCATCTCCCATTCTCACTCTTGTCCCATCCTCATAGCGAGTAGAACCCATTCCAATTGTTGGAATTCCTGATGGACATTTATAAGCAGTTAACTTTATTCCCTCAAACTTCTCAATTAATGACCTTGTTGTTTGATCACTTTCATAGATGTATTGAAAGGACATTGTCTCACTGTTAATATTCAATTGTACAGTGGGAATCAGAAATATTAGAAATGTTGACAAGTATAAATTCATAACTTTTTCCGTTAGTAAAATACATAATTTTAATTAGTCTTCCAAGTATTCATCCCAATCATGATCATCTTCATATATATCATCGTCAAATTGATACTTCATGATAACTTCTTGGTCTTCTGTGATGGTGTAGATTGTACCATCTTGATCATAAGCTTGTTCATCAATTAGTACATGCACCACACCATTATTATTCTGAATAATCCAGTTAGCATCATCAATATCAAACTCTCTGATTGAGTCATCATCCTGATGAATCCATCCTATTTCTGGAAAATATGCAACGATGTAATCAGGCTCATCAGGATTGTTCATCTCTAATGTAACCATTATCTCAACAGGAAAACCATTCTTGTTGACAAAGTTGTCATACTCTTCTTCAACTATGTCTTCTTCAAGCAACCATAGCTCAACAAACTCTTTGTCTGTTCCTGGATATAAACTATTCATAAAGATCATACCCTGCTCAAGTTTCTCAGGTTGGTAGAAGCTAACCTTTAAGTTAGCCTCTAACCACATGAGATGTCTCATATCAAATAATGACCCAGCCATTGTCTTTGTCTAGTTTATCTTGAATATCCATCCAATAATTATGACCTTCGTTTGATTTCTCCCAAACGAATGCAGAATAAAGAAATTCATTCTCGAATACATTCACAGTTGAAGGATCTATTGATACTTCTTGATTTGCCATATTAGCAAAGAATTTGTCTGCATTGTCCTTGTCCAGATATGAATTTGCCCAATGCTTGTAAGTGTTTAGTTGTTTTTCCATGATGGATCTGGTTTTCTTGCTTCAGTGAATATATGTTCAAATACTTCATTGAACCCGTAGGTTCCTCTAATTGTGCTTTTTACGCCTCTTGGTGCTAAGTCTCCTGTTCTTTGAATTTCTCGTGCTTTAAATAGTTTCTTCATCGTTTTCTTTTTTACGTGCTTTAAAATTTCTTTTTGCTGTTTCCATTGCCTCCACTTCTGTGTCAGCAAACCCTGTATCATACGTCCAACCATCGTTGAACCAATACAACCATTCTCCTACATGTGACTGAAACACTCCTATTGAATCAATGGGAATATCTCTGCCATAGAATAGGCTCTTCGCTTGTTTTCCTAAATAGACTTCCATAATGCTAAAATAAAAATGTCCAGCGATTAAAACTGGACATTTATTCTTTTCCTTCAACAATATCTTTGAGTTGATTCCAGATTCTCTCTGCGTTCTCTCCCCAATACATATCACACTTACCATCCTTAATTGGAGCTTCCATAAAGTATGATTGCATATATTCGCTAGGTTTTGCTGTAAATCTATAGCATTTTTCTTTCTGGGGACAATTTGTCCCTGGGCACATTGTTATGTCAGGCATTTTCTCCGTATGTTTCGTTATAATACTTTCCTAATTCAAATTTGTGCAAAAGAGTAGCAGATGCACCGTTTAAATTTGCCCTCTCAATTTGCATCTTCTCTCTTTCCTTGGCTTCTTTCAAAATGCTTTGCCATGCAAACTTATCTTTTGGTGTTTCCCATAATCTGTTGAACAACCAATCTACTGCTGTCTGTTTCATGTGTGCGTTTGTTTATTTTTATTCAAATCTTCATCAAACAAATCTTCTCCTTTGTAATCAGGATGATTCTCATGCATGTAATTTATGCCTCTCACCCAAAATACAGCAATGAATGTAGAAATGCTGGTGACAATTAATATGCTAATTAGTAGTTCCATGTGTTTTGTTTTTAGTGTGTAGTCAGGGTAGGATTTGAACCTACACGCACATCTAAGGTTATCTCAATGTGCCATTACTTTTACAAGCAGTTCCAATGTGTGTCTCCATTCCACCACCTGACTAGTTTGCCACTGGAAAGCACTGGCGACTTAATTAACATCAAACCCAATATTTACCCTACTAATGAACGCTTCTTAAGCTGATAATACACTTGTGTAGGCTTTTTCTTCATTGTCCATGCCATCTCTTTTATTGTAAGCTTATCACGCCACAATTCTATGAGAGTGTCTATTTCTTCTTCTGTGAATGCGCTCATAACTCTATTCGTAATAGCCCCATTGGATTAGTTTATCCTCAGGGGCTGTAACATGATAATTGTTTTTTACTTGTTTAACATGAAATTTGACATTGAACTTGTCAGCAATTGCTCTAAAGTTCTCTATCTCCTCTTCTGTGAGTTTTATTGTTTTGGTCTTTACGTGGCTCATACATGTATATTGTTAATAGAATCGTCAACGAAGCTATTACATGAGCTAGAAATCCCAAAGATGGGTGTAATTCCAATGTTCTACACGTTATTATCAACACTAGCGTAATCATGTAATACACAAATATGTAAAACGCTAAGATCATTGCAATAAAACTTGTCATATTTTTCATATGTTCTTTCAGTTGTGGTTTCATATCCTAAAGATTTTCATAAGTTTCTCAATCATATCTGACCTCATCACTCTAGTGTTCTTAATTTCCACCTCATCTGTAACTATTCTATAAACCACCTCAGAACGATGTCTAATATTGGTGTACCATCTGTTTGATATAACCAAAGGTTTAACCCCAGTGACATCACTAACACGTTTAAAAGCGTAAGTGAGGTTTGTGGGATAAAGCTTAACCATTGTAATGATTAAGTTGTCGAGTTGTTCTTTATTCTTCACTTTCATGGCTATTAAGAGTTGAATAGTAAGTCAAAATGATCAACCACTTCATTCATTGTATCCCATTTGTAAACAAAATGAGATCCCACTTCTTGATGTACACTTATTGCAAAAGGAATAAATGTACGTGTAAGAAAAGCCTGTCCTTTTAGAGAAGTGAATTCATCTTCTCCTGGATAGGAATAATAAAAACTGTTCTCGTGATCTGTAATCACAACGAACCTCTTTGTTGCTTCAGGTGTATTGATGTCCATCAACACGTCTGCAATTGTTTGGTGTGCTTTCATGTGCGTTTTTGCTTTAATTGTGTGTTTATTTGCTTTAATTTTACTTAATGCTATAATAATTGAGCAGTTTATTCTGATGCTCAGCAGGCGCACAATAATCAATGTTATTGTTCCCTGTTACTCATGAATTCATCATAAGCACTCAACATTTCTTCTTCATTGTTTACAGAAGTAACCTTCCACTTTGCTAGTGTAAATCCTTCAGGTAAAGCATCTCTTTTGATAACTGCTTCACCAAACTTACACTTGAAGTCATTGGTTTGTGGTTCACAATAGTGAAACTCGTTTGGTCCTAATAAAAGAAAGAAGGTGTCCTTTTCAGACACCATTCTATCCTTGATTATTTCATTAAAATGATGATCAATACTTTCTACTAAACTCATTTCTCTTTCTTTATGTAGATACGTTGAGGATAATCTGCTTGAAATACATACTTTGTAACAGGACAAAGCCATAACTCATGACCATCAATGATTGATTTGTAGTATGCACCACCATCAACTCTTGCGTGACCCACTGAGTCTAAGTACATATCATCATGACCTAGTTTTGTTCTATCCAACGTGTCTGTAGAACCTTCAAAGTTTACATCTGAGAATGACACAGTCACCTCACCAGTATTGTTTGATAGTCTATCTAAATATGTATCAGATCCTCCAACCATCATCAAGTTAGCCTTTGTTCCAAGTCCTAACATGAGAAACTCTGGAAGATCTATATACCATATACCTTCTTCTTTATAAAATCTATGCGTTTTCATTCTTAAAATATAATTTCTGGAAAATACTTAATGAACTCAATCCACCACACAGTGAGTGTGATGGCTAGAGCTGCTAACAAACTGTAGAACACAATGGCTCTACTGAGTGCTTTTTTGTCAATTTGTTTTTTCATTTCTCAATGAGGTTTTTTGTATAAACTACACGATATGTAATACTTCCAGCTTTCACACTTCCATCCTTCAATGTGTCTTGCCAGTAGGTTGTAGTATTCTCATTCATCCACCTTATTGGATAATACTCGCTTCTTCCATTTGTGACAATACATATACTGTCTGTACCAATTCTTAAAGCATCTTCAATGATACCTTGCCTATCTCTAATCTCTATTGGTGTTCCATCAATAGGATCTTTTGTGATGTACTCTGGAGTACATGCACTAATTAGTCCTAAGAATAGGACTGCAATAAATGATTTTTTCATGTGCGTTTTTATTTTTAATCTTCTAATTCACCAAATAACTCTCTCCATTCTGTTGGATGGATACCAGATATGATAAACTCACGTTCATCAATAGACAAATGAGGAAATGCTTCTTGAATCAATCCAAGTCTTCCATTAAAGAAATCATTCAACTGCTGTTGAGTGACATCTAATTCCATCTGATAAGTCTTACCAGATACAATACTCTGTCTTTCAATTATCATAATCTTCAGCGTCTTGTTCAAAATCTTCCCATTCTGTGTAGTAGATTACATCATCAGCGTAAGCATCGTCTATATCTCTATATCCTCTGCTTACACACCATTTGCGTGCATCTTTTTCATATTTGAAATACACACATCCATCATCTCCAACCCATCCTTGATTCATCCCTTCACCTGTAATAGAACAACTCCTTGCCCATTTCATAGAAACAGACAAAGAGTTGACATACCTAACAGAAATACCATCATCCAGATACACTGTTTGATAGTTGTTTGATGAACTTTCTTCATCGCTTCTGATTCAGTGCTTCTTTTACTAATCTCTGCATCAACTGCAATAGCATACAATGATGATAAACAGAAGATTGCAAGAGAACCAAGAAGATTATAATCATTAAGACCCACCTGGAGCCCATAAATCATTATAAAAATCATTCCTACTGCTGCGAGGATAGCAGTGCTGAACGCTATTCCTCTAACTAATTTTAGTGTGCTCATTTTGTTTGTACTTTGGTTTGTTTGTTTTTCTATTTTTTCAATTGGTAATTCTTGAATTTCAATCATGTGACGTGTTACATCCTCAGGTGTGAGAAAACCTAACACATCATCTGTTATATGTGTACCATAAGTGATTTCACCATCACTATCTAAGACAGCAAGTTCATATAAACCTGTTTTCCCACCATAACTGTAAGGACCCTTGACAACAGATACACCATATCCATTGTCAAACTTCATAAATGCACGAATCCAATTACTATCATCGTCCACTATATTAAATGATAAATCTTTAAATGTTTTCATAAATAATGATATAAGATTGGTAAACAATAAATACTATCTAATATGAGACATGTAACAAATGCTTTCAATGTCTCTTTTCCTGTGCCCTTGAAATTGGGCATTACACATACTGTAATCATAACTCTGATTGATTTAATTGTTCGTATTCAAGACGCATGCTCTCTTCATACTCATGGATTTCTTTCCATAGTTCTTCATCTGATTCGAAGTAACGTCTGTCCTCATTAGCAAAATACTCATTGATGGTGTCTTGTTTAATAGAAGAAATAGTCTTAGGAAACAAGAAAATTAAAATTGATTTTAACATGTTGTTGTGCGTTTAAATGAATAAATAAATGCAGGCTTTGCACCTGCTTGGGAGCATCTGACCCTCCAAATCCCTCTGCACTCAGTTGTAATTACTCATGGTTGGGTTCTATTTACCAGAGCCAAGGAACATAGTTCTCCTATAGATATTAGTCTGTAGTTAGTTTATTACAACTGCTCACCCTTGGGAAGTGAGTTATGGTGCATTAAATAGTAGAGTTTCACTTCGCATTATATCTCTACTAAACCCCGCTTCTAGGGTTAATACTTTTAGTATCATCAGAAGGTTCTAGTTTTCTTACACTCATAAACCTACAATTTGAGAAGCCATTTACAGGAATTCTTTAGTTGTTCATGTAACCTTTTTATTTTACACGGTGGTCAACCCGTGGATTCAAGAACCTATCTAGTATAGGATTACCTGCATATCAGTGCAAGTTTTACCAGTTAGATTATAACTAGAATATCATTATCCCTCTGCGTTCAGTTGTAGCCCCACATCTTTGGCGATGTTATACATGCTGTCATCTATGTGACAGTAGGTCTACAGATTATATCCTAACTAGTAAGGACATAACCAACTACAACTGCCTGTCCTTGGGAAACAGGTTTGACGCATTATTACTCTCACAAGGCTGTAATCCTTGAATGTTGGTTATCCTTAGCCTGATGTCCATTGAATACTAGAATATTTAGATCTAGAGGCAAACACCTACAATTGGATGAGAGTGTGTATAAATTGTATGTCCATCCTACATGCTTTCACATGCATCACGGATGGATTAAGGCACTACGTGGCCACATACAATTATTAAAATGAACAAAGATCATCTAGACTATATCCATCTAATAATGAATCATCATCAGCAGATAAATCTAATTCAATAGATCTAACACCCATATTTTCCATAATGCTAATACAATCTTTCATCTTTTGCGATCTTTCATCAACAAAAGAATAGTCTTTAGTATTAGCATTATCAATACTACTATCAATCAATGCATTCATTAATGATGGAGAGATTATCAGTTCCATAACAACTAGTTTGTTAGTTAATGCTATATAAAATAGTGAATAGTAAAAACGACACTTACGAAAACACCTCATTATAATGTGTGTGGTGTCACTCCTACTCTTATTCACTCAACAAATTCTTTGTAAAGTACAACATGAAGTTTTAGTTTTCCCGTGTAAAACTTTATTAAATTGTACATTACCATAAAACCATTGTACTTTAGTAAGGATGGACTAATTACACAGTCTCACACCATATACATACGCAACTGTATTTATGTATATGTCTGATTTGCACAGATGCATTGACTGCGTAACAAGCCCACCCAAACGTTAGTACTCCCACCCTGTATATAAAAGAAGAAATAGTGGCTTAAAAAGCCACTAGATCTTCGTAGGTAGTCTTAACCTTATCCTTCTTTAGTTGAGTGAAGGAGAATTCTTCCTCCTCACCAGAAGAACCACGAGGTGCCATGATGAACATTCTGCCATCTTCATCTTCACCAATTTCTAGGTTGAAGATAACAGAGGCAACTTCCTCTTTAGTGGAACCAGTGTCAAGAGCCTTCTTGATGGTTGCACTAACTCTCTTTGACAAAGGACAGGTTGCGCTAGCACCTGTCTTGTCAATGAGGATCATGTTCATTGACTTGATGACACCGTTGTTATAACGGTCAATAGTTCCAGGAACAAATTTCAATTTCCCGTTAGGGATAATGTCATTAACTGTTCCAAGAGATTCCAACGTGTTGGATGGTTCATAAACTTTAAATTGTAGTGCCATTTTCGTTTTTAGTTTGTGTGTTTTGGCAAACGGGGGAGTCCCTCGACTTCCCCAATTCTACGTGGGGTTTCTGTTGGAAGTAACCTACTCCCCCATGCACAAAAAACTTTTCCAAATTCTCATGGAACAGGGGGGCTTGATTATTACAATCAATAAGGGAGGGGTGCTCAAATAAAAACAGAAATAATAAAATTTGTTATTTTCAAGGAGGATGTTTTATATTTGTTAGAAACCAATAGGAAAATGATTGTACAACGATTAAAGAAGGGATTACAGAATGACACGGATGTGTCGTACAGATATTATTCTGTTCTTTCTGCATTGAACGATTTGGAGCTTACGACAAGAGAAGTTCAGTTGATGTCTTTCATTGCTGTTTCTGGAAGTATTTCTATTCCTAGTAATAGAGAAAAGTTTTGTTCTACGTATGAAACCACAGGAGCGACAGTGAACAATATGGTGAGCAAGCTCAAGAAGCGTAACCTCTTGCTTAAGAAGGATGGAAAGATTGTTGTCAATCCTTTAATTTCCCTAGATTTCTCCAGTGACATTACATTAGAGATAAAGATTTTGCATGAAGGAAAAGCCTAATTCAATGTCCCATAGGGATTGGTTTGTTAAACAGCTTGCCCATTCCTTGAACATGGATGTGAAGATTGTTGATCAAGTGATAAGGCATCAGTTTGATAGTGTGCTGGCAGCCCTACAGAAAAATAAGACAGTGGAGATTTCTGGGTTTGGTACGCTAAAGTGGAATGATAGAGCTGCTCAGAAAAAGCTTGATGCTATGGATGGTAAAATCATGAGTTTGAGAGATATGATTTCTAACTCTGACAGTGATGTTAGAACAGAGAAGTGGGATGAGGATATTGATCAGATGTTGTTGAAGCGTAAAATATTAATGAATAAGATAAATGAGCTTAACACAGATTTACGAAGGTTGGAAAAACAATCTGCTTCCAGAAGAAAAACTAAAGGAACAGATTGATCAAGTGTCAGCGGAGAGAATGAGCATTTGTAATGAATGCAAGTTTCATTCTAAAAACCATAAGACAATACGTTTTGACGAACATTGTACACATTGTGGATGTACGCTGTCAGCTAAAACAAAATGCTTGTCTTGTGCGTGTCCTACAGAGAAATGGAAATCAGTGATGACAAGAGAACAAGAGGAGGAAATTGATGGAGAATAAAGAGGTGAGGTTTAGAAAAATCAGCTTGCAGCTGCTCCTAGATACGTTGACACATATATGGGACTCTGGAGCTGATTATGTTGACATCATTGGTATTCAGGGAGAAGATCAAGATGTCATTAATATTGTCGTGAAAGAAGAATACATGTCAGAAGAAGACAATGATGTGTACGATGAAGAAGAGGAAGACAATGACAATGACACACTTTCTGATGAGGATATAAACAATTTAATATGAATAGAGCTATGGTTGGACAAGAATCAATGTCCGTAATTGAAAGATTGGCAGCGTTGTGTGCCACACCTGGGATTGATGACAAAACCAAGGAGATTGCTAACAAGCAAATTCAGGAGCTGCTCAGTGGTCCAATACAAACCTCTGTCACAGAGCTGAAGACAGCTGCTGCTGGTATTGTAACCCTATCGTAATGGCTGCTCCAAAGAAAACTACATACATAAACACTGAGCTCGATTGGGCAGAGCAGCAACTTTCTAGCTGGAAGCAATATGTTGATGCCAATCCCATGCATGAGCTTAAAGATAGGATTGAGTGGAAACCTACAGCTAAGGGTGGAATGCTGCCTATGGTGATTGCTAGTATTGAATCTCAAGGAAAGTTTATTCAGGAAACCATGAAGAACTATCTAGCTCTTCTTGAGGTGGTGGATAAGCTGAGAGAGAAAGAAGAATCTAAGGTGGAAATACGTGGTAATGGTGAGCTTGGCTCAATGGCTGAAGATTTTCTTAAAGGTAGACGATGAATCTAGAAAATGTTAAATACAGTGAGTGGTTGATTAACCAAACACGTCTTCCTGATAAGACATCAGAGGAATACAAGCCCTTCTTTGACTTTCATAAGAAGCTGTGTCTTGATGGATTTATGATGGATGGTGTGTTCATCAATCCTTTTCTGTATTGGCATTTGAATCTTTGGCATACAGAAGTGGATGTTATAGATGACAGAGGACGCATCTATCAGAAATATGCCAATCCCTCACTCAGAGACAATGAATGGTTAGTTACGAATGAAATAGACAGAGCCCATGCTGAGAAGCGTGGGTTGGTTATTTTGGGTATTAGACGTTTTGCTAAGTCTGTGCTTGAGGCTAGTTACATTGCTTGGGGAGCTACATTCGATGAGAACTCACAGAACGTTATTGCTGGCTTGAATGCTCCAGATATTAAACTAATTACAGACAAGCTTGACAAGGGCCTCAACTTCCTTCCTGAATACTTTAGATGGCAGCGTGTAGAGGATAATTGGAAGAATCAGGTGACGTTAGGAATAAAGACAAAGGGAGGAGAGAGAATACCATTCTCTCAAATTCTTATTCGTAACTTAGATGAGGGTAATAACGAAGAAGCTATTGCTGGTACAAAGCCACGTAAGCTCATTATTGATGAGATTGGTAAAGGATCTTTCTTGAGAGGCTTACAGGCTGCTGTTCCTGGTTTTACAACGCCATTTGGATGGGGCTGTTCCCCTATTCTTACAGGTACAGGTGGTGATATGAAGCGGTTTATGGATGCTAAGTCATTGATGTTTGATGTTGACAATTACAACTTCCTAACATACAATAACGAAGAGGATACAAAACGTGTACATGGGCTATTCATTTCTAACAAATATAGAATGGAAGCCAAAGAAGATTCTACATTAGGAGAATATGTAAAAGCTTCTAAGAATAGCGATCTTCATAATGTGAAGATGTTGGTTTCTAATGAAGAGAAAGCTGACAAAATCACCACTGATAACTTAGAAAGATTAAAGAAAGCTGGCGATAGAGTGGCGTTTCTAAAAGAGAAGATGTACTATCCACAGAAGGTGGATGACATATTCCTAAACGAAGACACTAACATCTTTGATATAGAAGCTGCTAAGAGACAGAAAATCAGACTATTGCAGAACGAAAGAACAGGAACACCTGTTATATTATTTAGTGACGAAGGAAAGATAGGACATGAGTTCACAGACAACCTACCTATTACAAACTTTCCTCTCAAGAGTACAGATAGAAAAGATGCTCCTGTAGTGATATATGAGTTTCCTATAGAGAATCCTCCTTATGGATTATACGTTGCAGGAGTTGACCCCTATAGACAAGGACAGGCAAAGTATTCAACTTCACTAGGTTCTGTGTATATTTACAAGAGAATGCACGATCTCACTGGTGAAAAATATCAGGATATGTTCGTAGCTTCGTATTGTGCAAGACCTGATAAGAAGGAAACGTGGGAAGAACAGGCTAGATTACTGATTAAATATTACAACGCTAGAGCTCTTTGTGAAAATGACGATATTTCGTTCATTGAATACATGAAAAGCAAAGGTGACGCACACTATCTAGAGAAGCAACCACAATGGTTGTTAGAAGTGATTCCTAATACTACTGTGAAACGAGAGTATGGAATTCACAGATCAGCTCAGAAAATAATTGACTATCTACATACATCGTTGAAAAGATATATGGAAGATGTTATTTATTCTGAGAAAGATGATAATGGCATTGTAACTAGAGAAGTTACAGGGGTGAGTAAGATATTTGACCCAATGCTTCTTGAAGAAATCATCCAATACAACGATGAGGGAAACTTCGATAGGATTGTAGCAGCAGAACTTGCTATAGCTCAGGCACTTAAGATGGACCCCATATTAGGAAAGATTGGAGGAACTAGTGATGAACGAGTTAAATCGTTATATTCAAAAAAGTTAAAGAGTGGGAAGCTGTTTAGCAGCTCTAAAAATATGTTCAATACGAGGAAAAATAAATTATTTTCATAATGGCAATCATTAGATATACAAAGGACGCAACCATACGATATGCCTACCTTAACATTTTCCCTGATCAATTTAAGACAGAGAAAGAAAAGCAGGATGAGAGCTGGGTAAAAAACACGATGGATTATTTTGCAAACAAGTCGTATGCAGAATACATGAAGAGTCGTGACACGTTTGTTAAAAACTATGACCTTGTAAAAGGCATTCTGAGAATGGAAGACTTTTACCAGGAGCCAGATGTAAAATCTTTTACAGAGATGCTTCAAGCAGATTTAGGTTTGCCAGCATATGTTAAGCATTATTCTATTGTAACTACTCCCATCAATAACCTTGTAGGTGAAATATCTAAGCGTCCAGATACATTTCGTGTAAAGGCATTTGATGATGATAGTCAAGCTGAAGAACTGCAATTCAAAACAGATGTTCTTCAGGAATTTATTCTTTCTCAGGCAAGACAGAAGATAATGCAGAAGGTAGCTATGCAGGGTGAGGAGATTGACGAAGAGCAGCTTAACCAAATGACAATGGAGCAAGTGAAGGATCAGCTAGATTCTTACACTTCTGTAGCAGAAAAGTGGGCTAACCACATTCTAACATGCCAGAAAGCTGAATTCAACCTCAAAGAAAAGAGTGAAGATGCATTCAGAGATCTTCTTATCTCTGCTAGAGAGTTCTATCACATTTATGAAGACAACTCTAAGCTTGGATTTAACATAGAAGTGGCCAACCCAAAGAATACATGGTTCCTCACTACACCAGATAGAAAGTGGATTTCTGATCCAACAGGAAGAAACCAAGGAGCGTATGCTGCTGGTACTGTGCAAGTTATGGAACTTTCTGAAATCATTGAATCTATCCCTGATCTCACTAAAGAAGAGATTGATCACCTAAGAAGCTCATTACAAGACTATGGACTCATCAATGTTCGTGAATCCAACCTTGGTAATCCTAATGCTGCTGATGGCATTGACTCTATTCAATATGACACATTTGATCCTCTTGTTCTTCAGACAAGAATGATGATTGAAAGTGAGATGAAAGAGAATAATGATGGGCTAAAAGACTTTTTAGGACTAACAACAAACGTGTCTACATTTGGATACAAGTATGTTGTTGTTAGATCATATTGGATTAGTAAAAGAAAGATTGGTAAGCTCACCTATACAGATGAAATGGGCAATGATCAAACTGTTCTTGTAGATGAAAACTACAAATCAGGAACCATTCCTACACAAATCTCTCTTGAATGGGGTTGGATTAACCAATGGTATCAAGGAACAAAGATTGGCCCAGACATCTACCACATCAAACCTCTTAAAATCCTTAACTATTGTCCTATTATAGGCACTACGTACGAGGTGAAGAACACAGAAGCCAAATCACTAGTGGATTTAATGAAGCCATTCCAGGTGTTATACAACATTTGCATGAATCAGCTCTACAAACTACTAGAAAAAGAAATTGGTAACGTAGCTTCTGTAAACATTAGACGTGTTCCTAGATTGAAAGATGGAGATGATCAAGATGCTCTAGATGTATGGGAAATGGAAGCAAGAGAGCGTGGTATTATATTTGATGATGATAGCCCAGAGAACACAAAGGCTGCTGTCTCGAACACTACCATTGCAAGAAACATAGATTTGACTAGAACTAGTGAAATCCAGTCTAGATATAATCTTGCTCTACAACTGAAGAATGAATGTTGGGAACTTATAGGCATCTCTAGACAGCGTTTAGGGACTGTACAAGCGAGCGAATCTGCCACAGGTGTCAACACAGCTGTCAGTCAGTCATACGCCCAGACAGAGCCTCTATTTATTGCACACGAGTATGTATTAGGTCAATTATATCAAGCTATTGTAGATGCTGCACAGTATGTAGAAAGTGCTAAACCCATGTCTACACTATCATACATTACATCTGAGGGAGAATCCGCATTTATACAAGTTAATGGTAATGATTTGAAGCTTCGTGATCTTAAAGTGTTTGTAACTAACAGACCAGAAGATACACAAATGTTTAATGAACTTCGTCAGCTATCTCAAGCTGTCATTCAGAATGGTGGCACACTATATGATGTAATAGAATTGTATTCTACTAAGTCTATGAGAGAGATGAAGAAGACATTCAAAAATCTCAAAGATCGTCAGCAACAATTGCAAGACCAGCAGATGCAAATGCAGCAGCAGCAGCTTGAGCAACAACAACAAATTGCAAGTGCTCAGCTACAAGCTCAACAACAGCAAGCTCAAGAAGCAGTGGCTAATGAAAACTATCAGAAAGAACTTGATAGAATTAATAAGAAAGAAATAGCTCTCATTAATGCTGCTGCAAAAGGTGAAGCTGCAACACAAGATGTTGATCAATCAGGAACTGCTGATATATTAGAGATTTCTAATCTATCTATGCAACAAACCAAAGCAGCTCAAGATTATCAATTTAAGATGCAAGATATTCAATCTAAAAACTTACAATCTATGCAGAAGCTACAGGTTGAAAAAGAAAAAATAAATGTTGCTAGAGAGAATATGAAAAATGATGTTGAAGTGGCTAAGATAAATGCTTCAAACAGAGCGTCTAAAAACAATAATAAATAATAAAATATGGAAAAATTGATGTTAATGCTATACGTGTCAAAAAAACAACAATTTTGATTATTCTATATTTGATTATTTTACAAACGAAAGTACATTTATATCATACAAACCAATCAAATAATTAACTACATATATGGCAGACAACCTAGACACTCCGTCATTTGGTAACTTTGGTATTGAAGATACTATGGAGATGGGAGTAGGTAACACGCAGCTGTTGGACGATTTATTCTCTCCAGAAACTTCTACAGAAGATCCTGACAAACTAGAGACAATCGTAAAGACAGCAGAAGAACCAAAAGCTCCTAAGAAACCAGAAGTATCAAAAGGTAAAGAAGTTGTCCAGAAGCTAGATGGTGAGGAACCCACTCAACAAGATGTTTTGAAAAACTTTCTTGGAGATGACGATGATGAAGAAGAAGCAGAAGACGATGTTGTAACACCACCAGCCAAAGCAGCAGCTGAGGAAGAAGAGGATGATGTTGCAGAATCACCATTTGTTTCTTTATCAAAGGACCTTTTCAAACTTGGTGTTTTTACACAAGATGATGATGAAGAGGATGCTGTAATTGAAACTCCTGAACAATTTTTGGAGAAGTTCAATTCAGAAAAGAAAAAAGGTGCAATTGAAATTGTTGACAACTTCATAGGTCAATTTGGAGAAGATTACCAGAAAGCGTTTGATGCCATATTTGTAAAGGGTGTAAGCCCTAGAGATTATTTTGGTGTATATAACAGTGTGGTAAACTTTGCTGAGTTAGATCTTTCTAGCGAAGACAATCAAGTGAGAGTAATCAAACAAGCTCTAGCAGACCAGGGATTCGATGATGAAGATATCACTACAGAAGTTGAAAGGCTTAGAAACTACGGTGATTTAGAAACAGTTGCTAGCAAGCATCACAAAGTGCTTGTCAAGAAGGAAGCAGTGAAGTTGCAACAGATGGAGCAACAAGCTGAACAACATCTTCAGCAGAAAGCAATGATTCGAAATCAGTATATACAAAACGTTCAGTCTGTCCTACAAGACAAATTGAAAACAAAGGAGTTTGATGGAATTCCATTAAACCCCAAATTGGCATCAGAACTACAAGACTTCCTTTTGGTAGACAAGTACAAAACTCCTTCAGGCGAAACCCTGACAGATTTTGACAAGACTATCCTGGAACTTAAGAGACCTGAGAACCACGCTATGAAAGTTAAGCTGGGACTTCTCCTTAAGATTTTGGAAAAAGATCCTACGCTATCTACCATACAAAGAACAGGAGTGACTAAGAAGTCAACCCAGTTGTTTGAGGAAGTTGCAAGGCAGACCAGTAAAAAACCTGGTTCTGGTGGCAATCCTGGAAAAGCGAACTCATGGTTCTTATAAATTAAATAAAACAAAGTAAAAAACAATGGCAATTCAAACAATCCCAGGTTTAACTGGCTTTACCTATGCCCGTGTTGCGTCAATGGACAAGCGTGCAGTAGGAAAGCTAACTGATTCAAATCACTTGGAGTCATTCCACTCTACTGAGCCAGCTGACTATGACAAGAAGATCATCTCCTTGTACACTCAGAGCTCATTATACAGCAATGACTTCCTTGATATGATCAACAAGTCCACTCCTTATTACATCGACAACAACAGCGATTCTTGGAAGTGGGACGTTCAAGTTCCTTACAAATTCCCTAAAATCATCGACATCCCTAGCTCTACTGCTGAGTTGAGCAAGCCAGGTATTGATGGCCAGGAGTTTCAGGTGGTATTGGACACTAACGAATTCTCTAAGAACGCTATCGTTTCTGTAGGTTCTCGTCAGTATGGTCCAAGATGGTATGCTGTAAAAGATCCAGTTCCATGGAATGCAGGTTTTCTTTACACTTTCACATTGGTGTCTGATAACCCAATCTTGGATTTCGTAAGCTCTACCTTCTTGCAAATTGGTATCGAACTAGAATTGGTTGATGCTGCAATTGGTGAATTTGATCAGGACCTTCTTGGTTTACCAAGACTTGGTGAGAAAATCACTATGTTCGAATCTCTTGGTTCTGGATATGGTTTCGAGCACCAAGTTACTGCATGGGCTGATGATAAGACTATGCGTGATGCTTCTGGCAAACCTCTTGATATCTTGGTATACGCTCCTCAGCGTAGAAACCAACTTCCTCTAACTCGTAATGATGTTAAGTGGGAGCCATTCGTAGAATTCATGTTGAGAAAAGCAATGCTTGAACTTAAGGTGAAGCGAATGATCTGGTCTAAGCCAGGCACTGTAAAAACTAATGGATCTAAGCAAGAATTGAAGCGTGTATCTGCTGGTGTTTACCACAGAATGCGTAACAATGGTAACTTGGTACAATACAATCGTGGAGAATTCTCCGCAAACCTTATCCGTTCCGTATTTGGAGACTTGTTCTACAGACGTGTGGATGTTAAGGATAGAAGAGTTAAAATGTACACTAACGAAGCTGGCTTCGATGTGTTCCAGCAGGCTCTTAAAGCAGATGCTTTGAACTCTGGTCTTACTTTCATGGCAGATTCTGGAAACAGATATATGCAAGGAGAAGGACAGCACATCACTTACAACTTTGCATTCGATGCAATGGTAACTCGTGAGACTGGTCGTGTTGAACTTATCCACTTGAAAGAACTTGATCTTCCTCAATCCAACTTGGAATTTGGACAGAACAAGAAATCAACTCCTGTGTTCATGGTATTTGACGTATCTCCAATGTCTGATGGCTCTATGGTTAACAACATTCGTGAAGTACGTATGAAGGGTGCTCCTTCTATGACTTGGGGTTACATTGATGGACGTAGACACCACTTAGGCTTTGCTAAGTCTCAGGGTATGTCTTCTGCCAACAAATTCCCAGGCTACGAAATCTGGATGCAAGATCGTTGCGATGTATTCATCGAAGACTTGTCACGAACTGTTCTCATCGAAGAAATTCCACAGTTCTAATAGGAAAGAGCCCCTCAAAACGAGGGGCACTTTTTCCCCTTTAAAACAGAGTGTAGGTCAGTGAGCCTAGCCATTTGATTGGCACACTCTGCAAACAAACCAATAATAATCAAATAACTACGTAATGGGTAAATTAGGGAAAATCTCCACGATTAAGAAGGAGTACAACAGTTCTGGCATGCAAACCATGCAAGGAGGATTATCACAAAGAGGGCTATCTAGAATTCCAGGAACTGGAGTTTTTAAATATCCTTACAAGGAACTTGATGGAAGATACAGAACAGGCTTAGATGCTGATGCTGCTTACATCAAAAGAATTGCTGATCCTACAGAGCGTGAGCTAGAAGTTGAACGTGTAACAGAGCTAAGAAAGAAGCTTGAAGATGCTCTAGGAGGAATAGATCTTGGACCAAGAGCTATTTTCTGGAACTACGGCTTATCAAAGTCTACAGATGACACTACTCATGTGCAAACTGTAAAACTTCTTGATGGTGATAACTACTTCGATTTAACAGTACCTTTTCAAGAACTTGCGTTCTCTTGGTTGAGAGTTCATCCAACAGTTGCTAGTTCTTACCAAGCATGGGAAAGAGGTGACTATCCAGCAGATACACAATTCTACGTTGTAGATGATGATATCGAAAATGCTGTAATCTTCAAGAAGAAACAATTGATCAACAAGGCAATCT